ATGAGCAAACGCATTCCCAACTACGCCTTGTACGGCCAGGCTGCATTGCCCGTATGGCAGGACCTGTTGCATCTGGAATGGATCAACGAACGCGGCGACATGCATCAGCGCGAAATCAAGCCGCATCAGCACGACTCACTGTTGCAGATCGTCTATGTACGAAGTGGCGAGGGCGAAGTTTCCCTGGAGAACAGCCGCATGGGCTTCCGTGCGCCGTGCCTGATCCTGCTGCCGCAGCGCACCGTGCATGCCTTTCGCTACAGTCCCGAAACCGACGGGCCGGTCATCACGGCAGCACAGCGACCGCTGGAGTCGATGGCGCGGATTTTGTCCAGCGACCTGCTGGCCTTGATGCAACGTCCGGCAGTGGTGCCGCTGCCGTGGGATGCAGACGGCGAAGAGCCGATATGGCCGCTGATCCAGCTGATCCAGGCGGAAGCGCACAGTCAGGAACGCGGCAATGTCGCCGCGGGGCACGCATTGTTGATCGCGCTGCTCGTACATGTCGTCCGGCTGGAACAGCCAGTGCCGATAGCTCGCCCAGCCAATGGCAGGCGGTCCCAGCTGCTGATTCAGTTTCGCGCGTTGGTCGACACGCATTTCAGACAGCATTGGCCGCTTGGTCTGTACGCCGAAGCGCTGGGAATCACGCCAGCCACACTGGGCCGAGCCACCCGCGAAGGTCTGGGTGAATCACCGACTGCGATCATCAACGAGCGAGTCGTTCGCGAAGCACAACGTCAGCTGGCGTATACCACGCTCGACATCCAGCAGATCGCCCGCGACCTGGGGTTCGACGACGCGGCATACTTCAGCCGTTTCTTTCGGAAGCAGACCGGACTCAAACCCAGCGAATTTCGCTCGACGTTTCGAAATGCGGAAACTAATCAGCCGAACAGCCAGCATGCGCAGGCAAAGGATTCACCTGAGAGCTGAAGCGCTTTGGAGATATTGAGGCGAAAAGCTGGAGGTGATCTGGTGGTGGGCAACGCCTAAGGCGCAAGGTGGTGTTTCGCATAATGGGTAACGTTACGTTTAATCGTGTCGGGATGATGGTTAGCGGTCCCGACGCGATTTAATGTAACGTTGATTATGCGCTGCGCTATCGAACTCGAACCCTATGTCATCAAGACCGCCGAACTCTACGCCCCAGGGCGCAAGGGTTCTGACGCTGTTTCGTGGATACTCGACGACTATCCCCGGCTTGTTGCTGACATCCGCGATCTGCGCCGCCGGGTAGCGCAGATTGATTCAGAGGCCCACGCCCTGGACGTTCGCCTAGCGGCGCTCCAAGACGCTTGCCGGTCTATTTTGGAGCTTTAGGCTCTAGCCCAGCCATCCCCCTCATTTTCGCCATATCTGCTTCTAGTGCCGCCTTTTGCACGTTCATCGTTAGTGCAAGGCTCTGCCACAGCATGTACGCCCCGAATGACCATTCTTTTGCCATTTCAGGCAAGGCTCTTTTCTCGTTGTCCTTTAGCTGATCCAGGGTGTATTCGGTCAGCTTCCGGTAGTTCAGGCCTTTCGACGGTTTTTCGTAACGTGACTCGAATTCTTTTTTCGTTGCTCTCAGTTCGCTGATTAACTCGTCTCGCACTGCTTGCAGTCTTTGCACCTGGTCTTCCAGCGCATGTATACGGTCATTAGCTGCGCCCAGGTTGCGGCACGCGGTTTCCCAGTTTTCTAAGGCGCCTTTCAGTCCCAGCTCGGGAGCGGCTTTCTGCTTCTGTCTCTCTCGGTACGCCCGCTGTTTTTCTGCTGCTGTCATAGCTGCGCCGGTAGCAGGGCGTCCGCGCTTGCGCTTGGCCGGCTGCTCGTCCAGGGGGAGGGCTTGGGTTTGCTTGTCTGCTGGGTCGATCATGGCGAAGGGTCCGTTTCGTTGTCTGTGCTGTAATTATAGTAACGTTACCATAAATACACTAATTGCATGTTGCTATCGGGTTCGCACGTGCAATAGATAAAGTAACGTTACCGTAATTCAGCCTCGATCTCGCCGCTCGCGGCGATTAGTCGCCTGCATTTCCTCCTGTCGTGCTGCATAGCGCCTGCGACGATACCCCCGAAGGGGCCACAACCATCGACCCACAAAAAAGCCCCCAGCGGCCTGTATGGCACTCTGGAGGCTTCTCGCGATCTTCGTCCCGTTGTCCCGCCACAACCTCAACCCGCGCCCCGATCTGCCCAACTGGAACCGCTCCGGGCGTCTCTCTGCCGCTCTCCCAAGACCGTCAGCACCGCCTCTGGTCAGGTCACGACAGTTGCTCTGTTTCAGCAGCGCTTTTCAGCTGGTCGGCGGTGGGGGTGCTGTTACACCCCCACTTCACCGCGGATTCCCGCGATCACTCGATCTCTATCACCACCTCGCCCGAGGCTCCTAGCTGAACGTAAGGCACTGATTTCTCTAGAATTTTATGTACAAGCTCACTGTCCCGCAGCGGCTGTTTCCCCTGCTTTATCAGTAACTTATTGATTTCTATGGCTTTTTGCCTGATCGCTTCTTGCTCTGCGTCCGACAGCCTCACTGTTTTTCCCATGGCACGCCCATTCATGTGATTCCACCTGTCGCCATGTTATTTGTTGCGATGTGATTTGTGTTGACGGTGACAAGTTCCCTCGTCTACATTCGCCACCAATGTGATTTGTTCACAAGTGGATAAGGCGACATTGGATGTTCATCGACTGGCTCAGCGTTTCGCAGGAACACACTCACGACCTCCCGGTCGTTTGTGACGTATTCCGCCAAACCATCGATGCTCATACGGGTGAGGTTCTCGCCACTAGCCAGCCTCGCTTCCAGCACGAAGCCAGCTATAGCACCGGCATCAACCTGAGCGTCCAGGGCCGCAAGATCACCATCGAGGGCAATCCCTCTCGCATTGGCCGGATCGACAACCTTTTCGGTCATACCACCATCGAGCAGTGCATCACCGTCTATAACCGCATTCTCGATCTCTACGGCCTGCCGCACTTCACCCGCTGCACGACTCGCAGCCTTCGGGACGGTTGTTCCGGTGCCAGGGTAGGGGACTGGGTGGCTGATGGCGCAGTGATCACCATGATTCACCTGACCACCAACGTCGGAGTAGGACATGGCAATCAGCTCGATTATCTGCGTGCTGTTTCTGGCGTTCGTTTGGGCCGTAATCCCGGCTATCTCTACCCCAACGGTCGCGGCTGCACCTGGACCACTGAAGGCAACGGGAAGGGCGCTCGCCTCCAGTATCGCAAGGCCTATGACAAGGCTTTTGAGATCGCGCAGAAGCTGATTCCAGCAATGCGCCGCCAATTCGGCGAAGAATCAAGGGAGTTGGCATACGCCACCCAGCTCCACGACTACTGCCAACACGAAGGCGTGATCCGCTTCGAGCAGGAACTCAAGTCCGAGTACCTGTCCCGCGAAAACCTCCGCTATTGGGGCCTCATCGACGAAAGCCGTTTCCAAAGTATTCACGGCGAATTTCTGGCCCTCGACTCCCGACTCAAGGTGACCGCTATGGACCTCGCTTCCGTTTCTGAGCAGCTAGTGCTGGAAAAGGTCGTGGACACTGTCCGCGCTGCAAATACCACCGCCATGTATGCCATTCAGTGGATGCACGGCCAGCGCCTGGACTTCAACAAACGCCAAGTTCAAGAGCATGCCGCTCGCCTCAACCGTATCGGCATCGACATTCGCTCCCCGTTCGACATCACCCGCAATTCCCTGGTCTTCGTTCGCGAGGCCCGCGAAGTCACCCCGGTTAAGAACCTCACGCCTCCGAGCTGGTACGACCGACCGAACCACCTGAGGGCCGTCGCATGATCGCTGCGACCTGCTCCCTGCTGGCCACCCTCGCAGGCGGTGCTATCGCGCTCTATGCCGTTCGCCTGAGGTTTCGCCCATGACCCGCACCGTCAGCTTCCAAGGCGCACAGCTTTCGCAGCGGCAACGCCAGCAGCTCGCGTTCCAGCAGCAGACCCGCGCCTCTTTTCTGAACACCCATTTACAGCAGCAGGTAGATGACACCCTCGCAGCTCTCCAGCAGCGAAAAGAGCAGGGCGCTGCACCGGTCAAGCCAGAGCGCCAATGGACACTCGATTACACCGCCAAGGGCACGCCATTCGTTGGCGATGCCTTCGGTTATTAACCCGCTGACGGGCACACCGCCTCCAGCTCATAGGGCCACAAAGCCCGCACTTTAGGAGAAACACCATGCCCCTCGTATATCTCGGCATCACCCGCGACGCTGGCACCTCGAAGAAGACCGGCAATGCTTACGACATTCTTGTCGTTCATTACGCCGCCGACGCTTCGCAGTCCCAACGCCCCGACCGCAAATCTGCCCTCGGCCTGGAGCCTCAGAGCCTTCCCATTGCGCCTGAGGCTGTTGCTCAGTTCCAGCGCATCGAACCGCTGTCCGCTGTTAACTTCGAGTTCGAACCCGACCCGCGCAACATGCAACGCAACCGTGTTTGCGGCGTGAAACTTGCGCCTAAGTTGGCTGCCGCTTCTTCTGGCAATTAAACATGCCTGCATATCCAACTCTGATTTGCTCGGAATACACCGAAAGTTCTGACGGTGCCGTTTCGTGCACTCAAGAGGCTTGGATACAGGCTCACATACTTACCCCTGAGGAATACCAATTGCTCATGGGTGGTATCGACTTAGAAACAATGTCCATGTTTTTCATGGGCACTCTAAGTCTCTTCTGCGTAGGTTTCGGGATCGGCCTGATTATCTCGCACTTAAGAAAAGCACACTAAAGGAGCTACACCATGCAAGCACTGAAGAACCTGTTCAAAGCCCCGTCCACCGCCTTCCGTAACGGCTGCATTGCTGCCACCGGTATGGCCGGTTCCGTGGCTGCCAATGCTGCGATTGACACCACTGTCGTCAAGACGGCCATGGATGCCAATCAAGCCGCTGGCGAGGAAGTTGGCGGTTACGTCATCGCCCTCGTTGTCGCTCTGGTTGTGGTTGGCATCATCGTCACCCTGGTCAAGAAGGCCTGATGATCTTCTCTGCGTTGTTGGGCGTCCTGATGGCCGGGGCGCTCGTTTCCGGGCTCAGGTCAGCTCAATATCTTTAGCAGGGAGCAAGGGGTCGAAAGGCCCCTTTTTTTATATGTTCAGATCGGCCTTGTTTTTTCTCTTAATACTCACCTCGGCGAACTCCTTTGCTGAGGATTATTACTGGTCCAACGCTGTTCAGGGTTCTGCTGTTAAATACCCTTCATGGCAGTCTGCGATTGACGGACTTATGTCATATTACGGCAGCTCTGCCGGCTCATATGTAATTAAGAGCCAATTTCAGGATGTTGTTAATATCACCGTTTATACCTCTACCGGTTCATTTAAGTATTCCGGTGCAATTCGTCGTTCTGGTTCAGGTTGTTCTGCCCCTGGTGCTACATATAACTCCGCTACCGGGGCTTGTGATCTTCCCGAGCCTAATCTTTGCGAAGCTGCTGCCGGGGCAAAGACTAGCTATTACGTTAAAACCCAGCTCGATTCACAACCGCCTGCAACTATCGACGTCAATGGCTGCGAAGCAACCTTTGGCGGCATTATTCTTTGTAAGAATCTCACCGATGGGACCGGCACATGTAGCGGTACTGCAACTATCACTGGTAAGAAAACCGAAGTCGCCAGCGGTCCAGTAGCAGGCGAGGGTGTTGAATGCTCTGGCGCTGACTGTGAGAAAGAAGCCCCTCAGCCTATCTATGAAACCATTCCGTGTGATTACACCATCGACGAGAACGGATATAAGGTCTGCACCAGTGCTGCTACCTATCACAAGCCTGGAACAACCAAGTGCGGCGAAGTAAACGGCTCCTGGGAGTGTGTTGAAAGTCCCAAGTCTGTTTCCAGTGACAAGAAGACTGACACCAAAGTCGAGGAAATTGCCAACCCTGACGGCTCAACTACCGTCAAGCAAACCGACAAAACCACCGTTACCACTTGTGAAGGTATTAAGAACTGCACAACCAAGGATTCGACCACCACGAAAGAGGGCGGCACTAACCCTGACGGAAGCCCCAAGGGTGACGCCGAAAAGTGCACAGGCGATAACTGTGGCGTTCCTGATGACCTCAAAGAGGATGTTCCAGGTGACGAGGAGGGCGAGGGTACAGACCCCGTCATTGGTGGCCTCGACAAGCCTGGCGAGCCTGGAAACTTCGACGACGCAAACGCCCAATGGGATCAGAAGCTTGAAGACGCCAAGCTTGAGTTGAGCCAGAAGATCGGGGAACTCGGTTCATTGTTTCAGCCCATTGCTGAAATCAATCTCGCCTCTGGTAGCGGCACTATCGGCTGTGGCGAAACCTTCACTGTTCTCGGCCAGAGCATGGCTTTCTGTCCTGGCAAGTATGAGAAACAGCTTGAAGTCCTGGCACAGGTCATCTTGTTCATCTGCGCACTAATCGCGCTGTTCATCATCTTCAAACCGGAGACGAACTAATGGAATGGATTGCTGACTTTCTCAACAACTTCACCAGCTTTTTCCAGGACGTTTGGAACTGGATATATACCGGCATTTATGACCTGCTCAAATCGTTCCTGGTAACCATCACCAAGGCGATGATCTATGCGTACTTTCAGAGCATCATCTTTGCCGCCGAGATTGCTTACACCGTTGTCCAGGAGCTGCTGCAAGAAACTGGCGTCATCGACCAGGTGCAACAGGCTTACTCCGCGATCCCGTCTGAGGTTCGCGACATTCTTACGTTCTTCAACATCCCGCAGGGCCTTGGAATGATCTTCACCGCCATTCCGACACGCATTGCCATGCGCTTCATTCCGATTTTCGGCCGCTGAGGTAACTCCATGCCCATCAAAATCCACCACGGGCCAAATGGTTCATTCAAGACTTCTGGTGCTGTTTGGGACGATGCAGTGCCCGCCATGAAGGCTGGCCGACCCCTGGTCACCAACATCCGCGGCGTCAGCACTGAGCGCTGTCTTGAGCTGTTTCCCGATCTGCCCGATTCCTTCCAGGTCATCCACATCGACACGGAAACCGTTGATGGTCGTGACAAAGCCGCCAGCTGGTTTCAGTGGGTGCCCAAAAACGCCTTCATCATCTTTGATGAGCCTCAGGTCTTTTTTCGCAAGTCCTGGACGGATCGCGATCTGAAGCAATTCGACTATCCAGGTGGTCCCGATCAGGCCAAGGCTGACGACCGTCCTTCTGACTGGATGGATGCTTGGACCCGCCACCGCCACTGGAACTGGGACGTCGTGCTTTGCACACCGAACATCCGCTACTTGCGCGATGACATTCGCCAGACCTCCGAAATGGCCTACCTGCACACCAATCTCGGCGTCCTGGGAAAGGGCATCAAGTTCCTCCTACGCGCTGACTACAAGGAAGTCATGCACAACGCCCAGGACAACCGTCCAACCGGCGATAAGAACATCAGCCACTTCAAGAAGATCGACAAACGGGTATTCAAGCTCTATGACTCGACAGCCACCGGCCAGCACCGTGACACCTTCACCGGGCAATCGCTCCTGCTCAGCCCTAAAGTCCTTTTTCCGCTTGGTTTTCTGGCCGTACTTCTCGCGGTTATGTATCAGCGTACCGGCTTTAGCGTGGCTACTGATGGCCTCGGTGGGAGCAAGGCTACTGACCCTGTTCCGACCGCTGCTGCGCCTGCTGAAGCGCGTCCTTCTACGGCTCGGCCTGTGGCTCCTGACCACGTACCTGATACTGCTCGGGCTCAGCCTGTTTCTCAGACCGTAGGTCCTTTTGGCGGCCTTACCATCACCATCAAAGCCGGCATGGCGACCGCCACCAAGGGCGTTATCTACCGCTTCGAGATCGACAATAACGGGCGCACATTCAGCCAGGACTCACGTGACATGCTGATCGCTGGCTATTCCATCCGCAGTCGCGGCCTCTGTGCCGCCGATCTGATCTTCGACGGCCAGGCACAGACCGTTGTCTGTTCCGGCAGCGCCCAGGCGGGCCGAGCCGATGAGCGAAATGCTGAGCGAGGAGGCGAGGCCCGACAGGGCCTTGCCACTTCAACTAGCAACGAACCTAGACTGACAGTCGTAGGAACCGGCAAGCCTGGCCACCTCTGGTGA